CATAAGATGCAACAATGATATTATTATCAGTTCTCTCACATAGTTCTCGTACCGATTCCCTATTTTCAGCTGAAATCCCACCGTGTATAAAAAATACATTTTTACCTTCCTTTTGTTCCATAAGATCATATAGACTCTTGCCATGCTTTTCAACCAATTGATATAGCACTAGAGTATTACCCTGTAATTTATGTGTCAGATCGACAATAAAAGAATTTCTTTGCTTATTCCCCACTAAAAATTGCAATTCTTTGATATAATCCAATTCTTTAACAATTTTACAATCACCTTCAGGGTACTTGATGATGACTGGCTGGATTTTCAATTCTGCAAGATAATCCGTATCCATCAGTTCTTTGGTAGTAGTTACCTGATGAACTGGCCCGAACAAACCTTCCAAAACCAACTTATGAGTTTTTGTACCATCCAGAGTACCAGTTGTACCAATCCTATATTGACAATTCACTAATTTCTCCAATATACCCTTGAGTGAATTTGCCTTATGCAAATGAGCTTCATCACCCACTACCAAACCGAAATCACTAAAATACTTCTTATTCAAACGAAATAAAGATTGCCATGTAGAAATTGTAATTCTCTTTTCTGTATCCTTTTCTGAACCTGCATATATCCTATGACAATTTTTCTCGACATCCCAACCATTGGCTGTAGAATAATCTGTGAAATCCTTGTACATCTGTTCTACTAGTGAGATCGTAGGCACAACTATCAGGGATCTAAGATTGTTCAAGTATCTAATGATAGAATATATCATTAATGATTTTCCAGATGCGGTGGGTGAAACCAATACACATCTCCTACTTTTGAGAGAATGATATACTGCTTCATATTGATATGGTCTAATGGTAAGCTTTTGGTTTTTGGATTGTAAATCAAGACTATCAACGAATTTCTTGAGCTCTTTTGGCTCTATAGATTCTGGTCTAAAATTAGATAGACCATCTACGCTGTATTCATTTTCATAAGCCCACTTGGTGACTTGAGGTAGGAGTCCAGTATAGATTTTCTTATCCCAAACAGAATATAAGCGAATCTTACCATCCCAAACCTTGTTTCTGTAGGATGGCATAAATCTGAAGCCTGGTACTTCAAAGGTAAAATGATCACATAATTCTTGAGCTGTACTTGCATCACAATCCACTTTAACAAATACTTCATCTACTTTTGTGATATTTAGAATATCAATTGGCACCTTCTTTGAACTTTCTCCACTCAATTGCATTCTTTATATTCCAATTTCTATCCTGTATATTTTTTAAAGTCTTTTCTACATATTCTATTCTTTGCTTAGAATATTCCAATGACTTTCTCATTTTACTTAAATCATCATCAGCATCAAGGTACATATGAACATCAGTTTTCATTACCTTCAGATCAAATGGTTCATTCTTATATACTTCTGGATCAGCCTTACCAGTATAATAATGGTATTTTTCCAATCGCATTTTATTGTAATTTTCTTCAACATTTTTATAAGCAATACTGACTGTAACCAGAAATTTTAAATACTTATTAAATAAATATGGAGTTCGTAATGACTCCCTATCTAACTCACTATCATCAATTGGGCCCAAATCCTTTTCTACTTCCAAAAACAATTCATCTAAATTCATATATTATGTAACGTCCTCGATTATATAATCAGTAAACTGGAATGAAACATCAGCTGTTATCGGTTCAACTGACTCTACAGCACTCTCGAAAGATAATGCAGAAAGGGATATTGGAAATATATCCTTGAATACAACTGATTTATTAGCATTCATACTATTTGTTAGTATTGTCAAAGATGCATCAGAATACAATCCCATATCATTATTACTGGTTGATCTCAATTTTATCAAATCTTCATCACCAGATGGTGATGCCATCGCCCGTAGCCATGTAATTATTTCCCTGTAATTTTTCAAATCTTCATCAACTACAAACGAACAATCCATCGCATCAAATTCTAAAATACTACCTGTTACTGGATAAGCTCTTGTGGGAGTAGGAACAGTTGATTCCACAACTGATAATCCAGGCAAATTAACAGTCTGTAGAAAATAAGTCACATTTGGTAATCTATCAATCTGTAATCGGAATGAAATTGGTGAAAGTATATTATAATTATCTGGTAGACTATCTATTATTGACATTTCTGTACCTCCAAATATATTTATAAACAAAAAAAGAGGGGAGATTTCTCCCCCCTCTAAAATGTAACGGTGAAATACGTTTACATTATGTTGTTAACTTGGATTGTACGATAGTAAGTATTAGTACCTTCTGTTATGGCTCCCAAAGCAGCTGCAAACGGGTTGGCGATCAAACCATAACGGGTTTTAAAACCAATTTTCGGTTGGAATGTATTTTCACCAACAGCCTTGACCATCTGTAATGGTACATACGGACAATAGAAGATACCAGCATCGTAAGGTGAAGAACCTTTATAACCGATAGTGACATATTCATGTGAAGTACCAGCAGCATTAACAAAATAAGGATCGACATATACTTTATAGCGACCATTAAGTGTACCGACAAAAGTGTTACCAGTAATACCATCAGCTGACAGTTGTCCACCAGCACCAGTACCGGCACCAGTATCCAAACTACCTGTCATCGACAGAGCAGCAACTACATCCGCGGACGCGATGATAATATTACCACGACCCCTACGAGTAGCAGTAGCAATTGCATTAGCATCACGCTCAATGGCGAAATGAAGACCTTTAAACTTTTCAACTGACCATCGGCCATTTGAATCTGTATCAAGATCAAACGTTCCTGGCGTAGCTGTACCAACCTGAGCTCCACTAGTGGCTACACCATTAACTGTACGGATGATTTCGCGATTAATTTCTGCGAGAATTTCCGTTGACAGAATATTAGCCAATTCGGCTTCAGCATCAAGACCATGAATTGCTTTCAAGTCTTGGGCCAATTCCGTACTATATTCAGCTTTGAGAGCTCGACTACGCGCCGTAACAGACGTTTTCTCGATTGAGAATGACATTTGACGGAATGCATTAGTCGTACCAGCGGCTTCCATCGTATCCGTGATGGCGGCTCGGTGGGTATCTCCTAAAGCTACATCAGCTTCATTGGCTGGAGTGTCATAGTAAGTAGACAAAAATGGATCGGATGCATTGGCAGCACTATCAACACCAGCGACTGCAGTTCCAGAATCCTGACCAGATTGTCCACCGGCAGCTTCATCAAATAGAGCTTCGGATTGAGTTCCAAAAGTAGTACCATCATCTTCAATATATGATGATTTCATGAAGAAGATAAGTCCTGTTGGGCCTGTCATCGGCTGAACACCAACAATATCATAAGCGATTAATTGTGGTGTAGATCGTCTAATAAGACTAATCAAGACAGGATCATAACCTTGACGCGGTGATGCAGCGTCGCCACCTAGTCCAGCAACACCAGTAGTTGTACTACCAGTACTGGAAGTTGGTGCGGCTTCTGTTAAAAGACCAGAACTATTGTTAATGGCCTGTTCTTCTATAAGGGCCTTTTCTTGATTTTCAAGTAGAATCGCAGTGACTTGACGCTTGTAGTTATCTTCAATTTTCGGAAGAGCTTCATGATCAAGTACTGGTTTCCACTTTTCTGCTAATTGTTGTGAAAATGACATTTTATATTTCTCCTTTTATTTCTATGTTATACTTTGGAGCTTTGATTAGTTCTTGATATAGCGTTGGAATATGCTGACATTGAAACACTTAAATCTTCATCTTCATACACTACTGGTTCATTAGTAACCGGCGAGGATACTTTTCCTTTCGGGAAGTAACTCTCACACAATGTTTGAAGCTTGGAAGTAAATTCTTCATCGTCGCCATCATACTCAATACCTTCTGAAAGCTCTTTTAATTTCTCAACTTCTGTTTCGACCAAATCCGTAGAAACGCCACGAATAAGTTCATCCCGTTCAGCTGAAGAAACTTCTTTTTTCAACTCGATATTTTCGTTTATCTGAGTATTAAGTTTTTCTTCTAATTCCTCCACCTTCGTAGCCAGTTCGCTAAGAACGTCTACTTTAGTATCTGGAATATCTACATAATGCTGGGTAAAGAGGGTTTTCAAGCCGACAATGAAATCTTCCGTAAGTTCTGCACGGATTCCACTTTCGATTGCAATCTCATTTTCCTGCATCCATTCTTCAACGACATAATCCAAGTATGAATCAACTTTTTCTGTCAAGTCATTCATAACTTCTTCTGTACACTCGACTAATATACCATTGAGATTTTCATCAAATTGTTTTGTACGAGATTCAACTTCTCTATTAACTGCTGCTTCAAAAATAGTCGAAGCTTTTGTCTTAAATTCTTCTGAAAGTTCCGAATCTCCAACAAGGGCAGTTACATCTACAGAAGGATCATATGTATTATATAATTTAGACGCTTTTCGCATTGCTTTTGAACGTGACTTGTCAATTTTAATTGCACCTGATGCAACCTTCTTTTGACGTTTGGCTTGCTTCTTGAGTGACTTTTTACCACCCCCAGTTTTCAACCATTTGGCCTTTTTCTTAGCAGCTTTCTTACGTTCAGCCTTACTTTTCTTTTCAAAAATGCTATCTAAAGTAGCATCCCAATCTTCTTCATCATCTAATTCACTGATGAGATCGAGATCTTCTTCATCAAGTTCAGATAATAAGAATTCTATAATTTCTTGTTGCTCATCGGTAATATCATCATCTTCTTCTGATAAAACTTTATCAACAATATCTTGTGCAGCAGACTTTTCGTCGATTAATTCATCATCAGCTGAAACTTCGTCTGAAAGATCAGCAGGACTAGTATCGTCTGCTTCATCCTCTTGAAGTACTTCTTCTGAATCAACTAGGTCTTGAAAATCTTTTTCCAAAGCTTCCATTGATTTTCTCCTTTTGTTATATTCTGGTAACTATTTATACATATTACAATTTTGAAACAAGCGTTTCAAAAGCATGTAATATTTCTTGTTCTCGTTCCCCACGACTTGAACTATCAATAGTCTTTTTAAGACTATCTAAATCCACTTCGTGAAACATACTATTTTCATAAATCCACTCACGACCTTCCATTACACCCTGTACAAATGCATGTGGTGCAGAGGGATCAGCAACTATATCAGCTGCAGTCGCTAGATAGAAATCGTCTTTTACAATTTTAGTGCCCTTTTGTGATTCATCTAATGAACCCATTCCTCTAGAAGAAACGCCCAATTTAGCACCATCTTTAAGTAGCCCTTCGACTATTTTACCATACGGAGTAGAATTCAATACTTTTGCTTTACCAACAAAATCAGTACTACTTTTCCGCAATTCCGTTATCATATGAGAAACGCGTTCTAAATTAATAGCCGGGCCATCTGGATGTCCTAATTCACCAAAGGCTCTGTTTTGTTTAACATAATCTTTTTTATAACGCCTAACTTCACGTTCTAAAATTTCCAATGGATATACTCTACCATTACGATTCTTTTGTTCGGCCTGTAAGAAAATCCCTTCAATGAAAAGACTTTCCTTACCGTCCGAATCAGCTTCGGTAACAATATCCAAATCTTCTACAAGTTCTGTGATTAATTTCATTACTTTAACCCCTATCCACTATAATCTGGTCTAGCTGTAAAACCCGATACTTTTTTGAGAATTATAACAACATTTATTGTGTCTGCAGCATTATCACAATTTGTAGTTGTAATAGCAACATCTCCTGTTGGCGTTCCTGCATCGTTTGTTATGGGAGCATCTAACCCAGCTGTATGTGATTTACCCCAATGACCATTACCACTAAGAG